AAACGGGTCGAAGGCTCGGACTCTCAGCCCTCGCACGTCATTCCAAAAGGCCGATGTTTATACTTGCGGTGGGACCTGCTGAATGTAAAATTGTTATGTATGGCGTGCCATAGGTGGTGGCATTTGAATCCTATCGCTGCGGCGGAATGGTTCAAGGCCAAGTTTCCGGCCCGTTATGCCTATGTGAAGCAGCACGAGCACCAGCGGGCCAATTTCAAGGTGGCCGATCTGGAGCGGATAGAAGAGGTGCTCAAGGAAAAGCGAGACGAGCTAAAAGAAAGGGCTGCGATATGAGCATCATCTACGAACCGAAAGGCCGAGCGAAGGAATACGCACTACTGGCAATCAACCATTACCGAGGTTGTGCACACGGTTGTACGTACTGCTACGCCCGCAAGTTGGCGCAACGGTTCAAGTGGGATTGCGACAAGCCAGAACCCCGCGTCGATTTGGTTGAACTGGACAAAGAGGCCCAGAAGCTGAGTGGGACGACAAAGCGAATCCTGCTCAGTTTTATGAGCGACCCGTATCCGTTGATAGATGCCGACATTCGATACACGCGGAAAGTCATCGAGACCCTCAAAAGGTACGACTTGCCGATAATGGTGTTGACTAAAGCGGGCACTCAGGCTGTGTATGATTTCGACCTATACACTCCAGGGGACGTGTTCAGTGCAACTTTAACAACCTACGATTCCACCATCACCCCTTCACGCGAACCTGGAGCAGCGCCGCCCTATCGGCGTTATGAGGCGATGAAGATTGCGAAGCGGGATTATCCGCACATAGAGACGCACGTGAGCGTTGAGCCGGTAATCGACCCCGACGAGGCGATGGAGGTAGTGCGTCATACGCACGAACATACGGACGTGTACAAGGTCGGGCCGCTGAACCATTTCGGCCGTCCGCAATTCGATTTGCGGAACTTTGGCGCCAAGTTCGTCGAACTGATGAACGCACTCGGGAAGCGGTACTATATCAAGACTGACTTAGCGAAGCACCTTGAAGGCATCGAGTATCACAATACCGAAACGAGATACAAAGAAGACGTCTAAATTGAAAGGAGAATCAAATGGATGAAACAAAAAAACCCTGGGAATCGAAGACGGTATGGGGTGGATGCGTAACAATCGCGGTCGTCCTACTTGCTCAGATTGGTGTCATCGACCTGAGGGGCGAAGAGGATACGATAACGGATTTGATTGTCCGGCTCGTGTTGCTCGCCTCTGGAGTCCTGGCCTTGATTGGCAGGGTTAAAGCCAAGAAGGAAATCAAACTATGAAGACCCAGGTGAAGAACCTTGAAAGGCGCAGGCGCTTTGAGAGGCTACGGGCTACGCCGGTGATAATCGACGGCAAGCCGCTGCGAGATTACCGGACGCGCTACTTCAATCTCTATACTCAGCGTGGCCGGCTGCTGGCGGCACACGTAGCCGAGTCTGATGCGGAGCCGACCTATCTTAGGTTGGTAGAAAACGATGGAGATATAGAATTATACGCTGTTGATGCACAAGGCGTTCTATGTTTAGGTTGCAAGCTTTTAGCGATTACTTCAGACGGATGTTTGAAGCGATACCCCGAAGTAAGCTCCCGGTTAGGATTCAAGTTGGATGAATGTGGGCGTTTATGGCAAGTAGAGTAAAACCAAAGAAGAAAGGAAGGATAATGAGACTTGAAATTTGGTCGGAAAAGTTAGAGAGGCCAACGTATCTGAGATTGATAAAAACCAAAGACAGCTGCGTGGAATTGCGAGCCGTTGATGCGGACGGTTGTTTGTGCGGCGCTTCTGTGTTGTTAGCTATTACCCCAGACGGGTATCTGGAGCGATATGAAGGAGTATGTCCTGATTTGGGGTTTAAGTTAGACGAATGTGGGCGTTTACGACTGAAAGAGTAAAACCAATGAAAAAGTATGTACCCATACTTCTGTTAGTCTGCCTCGGCTGCCAGTATGCTCAGCCGACGGGCGACCCGAACAATCCTGTGGTTCTCGATCCGAACGCCCTGGCTGCTTTAGAGGCTGCAGCGCAGACCGTTACGCAGGTAGGCATTGCGATAGGGTACGGGAAACTGATAGCCATTGGCGCGATCTTGACTGCGATTGTGGCGACATTGAAAAACCGGTTCGCCCCGAAGAAAAAGAAGAAATGATACAGAAAGCCTGGCAGAAGGTTACAGTTGACAAGGACAGGAGTATCATCCTTATCGCCCGAATTCGTGCTCCGGACGACGCGAATTGGTTTCGGGTCGGGACCCAAGCCAGCAACCTGGCACGTGAAGCCCACCAGGTCTTAGCAGGGCATTTTGAACAGGCAGAGCCAAGCCAAGACCGCACCTCATAACGGCCTTGGCATTATCTTTCCCATAGGCCACGAGCATCGAGGGCGCCCCGCAACTACCCTTCGGCGCGTATAATCCTTCTTCATACTCTGAAGCGTATTTGGCAGGCACAAAGGCCACGCGGCCCCGAATAAAGCAAATAGCATTGGCCTTTGAAACGTAGTCGTGAAACCATTTGGTATCTGTCCGGGCAAATACCAAGGCAATACCATTGCCGTGTTCCACCAACCGTTTTAACCATTTCGGCGTTTCCATTCCATAAGGCGGGTTCAGAAACACCCGGCCTGCCCAGGACGCAGTCAAACCGTCCTCTCGGATAGTCAAATGGGTTTTGGCTGGTATCCAGGGCACGACGCCCCGGCCTGGGCTACAAGGGTCGAGGTCAAACTCTAACCCTAAAGCCTCGAAGATAGGTCGGGGCGTGTACCATTCCTTTGACTCGTTATGAGCCGACTCGTGAACAAAACCTCTCATTAGTCGTCCTCGACTGTTATCGGTAGATAGTCCCTACCTGCAAAGGCTAAGGCTTCTGCTGCGTGAAACAGCATAAGCGCCTGGTCAACGTCTTCTGTCCGGCCTAAACAGCTCGTTTCAACCTCAGAGATTTTATCCTCACCGTCCCATTCCTCAACGATAAGCCAAACGTCATAGTGTTTCATTTTGTACTCCCTCTGCTCTCCAGATTTCATCCATCATTTTGTCTTCGGTTTCTTCGACCTCTCTACCTACATACTTACCGACATCGTCATCGAACAGTACTACGGGATACTTGTTGGATTTTCCGGGTATCTCAGAGAGTGTACTTATTGTGGTCCCGACCCGCATCTTGATTCGCCCATTCTGGGCGTAAACCGTGTAAACATAGTCCTCTCCGATGTTCCGAGTACCAGGAGGGAGAAGATAGACAATCCCCGGCCCGTCCTTGAACTCGATTATAATCCACGCGGCCAGACAGCCCATACCGTTGAACACTATTTCATCTTGCTCGTCCAGCGTGAAGCCGTTGACTAATCGGCCCCGTGCAAGGAAATCCGCCAGCTCCTGGCCGTGCCCTTCAGGGCTTCCGCCCCCGTGGCGGTACATCGTCATTAATTCTCTGTCGTGCTTGTCGAGGACTACCGTAAGGCTTCTTACGCTCATTTTTGCGCCTCCTCTGCGACCCACTCGGCAAGCCGCCGGACAACTTCGGGGTTTGGTTCAGTCGTTGTAAAGCCTGGCTCAGCAAGCTGACACTGAACCATATGATGAAGTCGCTGCCACAGCGATACCTCATCGTCCCAATCAGGCTGATTGTCCTGTTGCATCTCGGGTCCAGTGTATCGGCCCCGGATGACCTCGATGCTGACCCTCACGTCCGCGCCCTCATCTGCGAGGGCGTCATTGGTTGCTCGCTCTAATCGTTTTGCTGCCTCGGTGTAAGCGGCGAAAAATTTCGTGTCTGACTCTTCCTCGTTCCCCACTGTGTACATATCATAGCGGGGGTCGAGCACTACCGTCACTTCGACTGTTTTCGTCTCTTCGGCGTTCATTTCCTGTCTCCTTTCTTGCCGTACAGTTCATCAACTAGTTCACGCGTAGCCTCGATCTGCTCAAGGCTGTACTTGCAGTGTTTGGGTGCGCGTTCCGCCACTACAGCGTAAAAGTTCAAGTACAATCTGATTTGCTCGTAACTTAGCTCGTTCTGCTCCTTTCTCATTTCCTATCTCCTTATGAAGGCGATTAGAAACAGCATTATTTCCACCACTGCCACCACTATCGCGATGATGATAGTGCCAACAGCGGCCCGTCTGATGGATTTCTCGTAATCGACGTTCATTTCGTATCTCCTAAACTACCAATCTAAATAAAGAGCACAGACTGCCCAGTTCGTGCTCTTGATGCAAGGATCGGCTCGCAGCACAGCCCTTGCTGCCGCCAGAGCCTCGGCATCACGGCCAGCCTCTCCGAAATAATATATAGGAGAATAGGCTCGGCCGCTTTCCTTGTTCTTTCGGTATGTTTCTTGGAGGATGTTATCTGCCTTTTCAAATCGTTGGCGGATAGCCACAATTCTCTCCGATGCATTTGTTATCGTCCTGGTCATTTCCTTTCTCCTTTCCAAAAGACCCACGGCCGGCGAGGATGCTATCGCGGGAGGGATGCCGGCCGTGGGCCTGGATTTCTTCGTTGTGTTTGGTTGCGATAGCATCTCATTTGCTCCACCTGTATTATCGGCGAAATCCACGAAAAGTCAAGAAGAATTTTTGGGAAAAGTTCTAACCTGCGAGGATATAAGGACTTAAAAACCCAAAAAAATTTTGGGACACTTAGTCAAATTGGGATTTTTCGGTTGACGTGGGTGCAAGACGGCAGTACATTTCGGCTAACGTTCGCACACAAAAAGAGTCTACGGGACCTATGAAAGCGACACAAGCGCACATACCGGTGGCAGGCTTTGGGGATAATCAACCACAGGAGCCTGTGTGCGTGGCCCTGGAGACTTGGCTTTGATAGTGTACCCGAAAGCATAAGGTCAAGATAAACAAAGCTCTGCCTTGTGTGTTAAACTTGGGGCCTATAAGACCTCCAGGAAAGACCGGGTGTGTTTAGAAGAAATTGTCCAGTGTGTGGAGAACGGGTACAGATTATAGGTTATGAGCGTAAGCGGGGCCGGGGGAAGACGATCTGGCGCTGTGATTGTGGATTTTACGAGGAGCGGGCGATCGAAGGCCAGAAAGTACAGGCTGAACAAGCAGGGCCCGTAGAATGAGACGCGAGAAGCAAATCAGACTCGAATGCCCCGAATGCGGCTCGACAAGCGTATGGATAGACTCCGAGGGCTTCGGCTGTCTCGATTGTGGCTATGAGGATGAAAAGACCAGGCTGGAGAGAAGGCCGAAACAGGCTAGAGAGCTAAGAGCGTTAACTTGGGCAAGATAAAACGGGGGTTAAAATGGGTAAGAAGAAGACGGGCAGGCCGACAAAGTACAGACCGGATATGCCGGACAGAGTGAGGGAGTATATCCGGAATCACGAGGCTTTAGGTGATGTCATTCCGACCATAGCTGGCTTTGCCTGTCAATTGGGGGTATCTGAGCGGAGCGTATACGAATGGGCGGACAAGCATTCAGTGTTTTCGCAGGCATTAGAGGAGCTTAAGAGCGCCCAGCACGCCAAGTTGGTGGCCGGAGGGCTGTCTGGGACGTTCAATGCCACGATAGCCAAGCTGATTCTGGCGACAAATTACGGCTATCGTGAGCGGACGGACATCACGAGTGATAACGAGCCGATCGGGGCCCCGATGATAGTGTTGCCGGAGTTACCCAAGCCGGTGGAGAGTATCGAGGCCAGTAAGACCATAGGGCGAGGCGCAAGCTTGGCTTTACCTGGGCCGGTCAAAGAGGCGCAAGCTTTGGCGGAGGCGCAATAGTGGCCAAGAAGAAGACCAAGCCGAATCTGAAGGCGGAGCTGACCCTCAGGCAGGCCGAGGCGTGGAGGGCCCTGCAGGACCCTGGGATAAGAGAGGTACTTTACGGTGGCGCTAAAGGCGGAGGCAAGTCCTGGCTATTAGTTGTCTGGGCTTATTTCTATGCCTGGCAAGTGGCCCATGAGCACAGGTTGCCTAAGACTGAGCACCCGCCTCATATTGGGTGGATAGGCCGGAAACAGGCGGCGGATTTCGTCCAGACCACCCTGACGACCTGGCAGATGGTGATTCCGAGTCATTGCTACGAACTACGGGCGGCTACGGACAGGTATCCTCGTCATATCTGTATTGACCATCGGGTAGCGATAGACTACGGGGGTTTAGACAGGCAGGAGGCGATTAGCAAGTTCAACAGTGCGGAATATGCCTTTCTGGCCCTGGACCAGGCCGAGGAGACGACCAGGGATGACGTAGCGACCCTGAGGGCGTCCTTGCGGATGAGGTTAGGTGGCAAGCCTATGGCTTATAAGACGCTGTGGACGGCTAATCCTGCTCAGTGCTGGCTGAAGGAGGACTTCATCGACAAGGAGATACCAGGGCATAGGTTTGTCCGGGCCCTGCCGGGCGACAATCCGCATCTTCCTGAGGGTTATGAGCAGACCTTGCGAGCGGCTTTCGAGCACCGGCCGGACCTGTTAGAGGCCTATTTGCACGGCTCCTGGCAGGCCTTGAGTTCAGCGGACCAGATCATCAAGGCTGAGTGGTTGAGAGAGGCCGCAGGCAGGACGCTCATCAGTTATCCTGACAGGCCCCGGATATGCTGCGATACTGCGGGCTTTGGGGATGATGAGACGGTCATCTACTACTCTCGGAAGACTGATATTGATGAAGCGGTCTTTATGCCCTACACCAGGACCACGGAGATTTCCTCTCGATTGGCAGCGATGAGTTTCAAATATGATAATTGTCCTATCGTAGTCGAGTCCACCGGCGGGGACTTAGGGCAGGGTGTGATAGATGAGTTGGTCTCTCAAGGCAAAACTGTGATGAAATACTGTCCCCAGGGCAAGGCTGAGCGGAGCGAGTCTTTTGGGAATATGCGTGCAGAAGCGTGGAGCAAGGCGGCAAGGATGTTGTCCAAGGGTGATGTATCTTGCAAGAACCAGGACTCACTGCTTGTGAACCAACTCTGTACACCGAGATACAGGTTTCGCAGTGGAAAAACTTGGGTTGAGTCGAAAGAGGAAATCAAGGCTCGTTTAGGCCGGTCGCCGGACAGAGCAGACTGTTATGTTATGGTGTTATGGAGTTATGACAGGGTCCCGGTAGCCGAGGATATTTGGCTCGAGGACGATACGGAGTTGGCGGAAAGTTATGTCTTCCAAAGTGTCTTATAGCATCATCGGATACGGGGTTATAGGCAGGGCTGTTTATCAGTTATTTAGCAGCGCAGGCTTTCCGGACCCGGTTATTTACGACCCGATGAAGGGCTACTTCGACAAGACTGCCTTCAGTGCAGATATTATATTCGTTTGCGTTCCGACCCCCTCGGCGCGTGCGTTCGTTTCGTTGACTAATGGCAAGCCGCTATCAATGACCTATGTGGAGAGTGTGATATGCGACATCGCTTGCGGTAGCGAGGCGCGGAACTTTGACTCTCGTAACTCTGTAGTCGTGATATGCTCGACCCTCCAACCTGGCACTGCTGATAGGTTAGCTAAGGAGCACAAGGTCAGGATAGTCGTCCAGCCTGAGTATTATGGCGAGTCCGTGGCTCATCCGTTGACCGATTTATCCAAACAGCCCTTCTTGATATTAGGCGGCGAGAAGGAGGACGTGGATAAAGTCATAAGGTTATATCAGAGAGTGTATAATGCTAACATACGTATTCGGAGGGTATCTCGTTTAGAGGCCGAGGTCATCAAGGTATCCGAGAACCGGGCGATAGCGTGGAAGGTTGCCCAATGCCAGGAGTTGTATGATGCTTGTGAGGCGGCGGGTATTGATTACGAGGTGGTACGTCAGGCGGTGTACGGGGACGACCCTCGGTTCAACCTATGGTTCACGTTCGTTTATCCGGATAGGGGGTTTCATTCCAAGTGTATTCCTAAGGACGTTTACGCTTGGGAGGCCTGGGCGCGTGGTTTAGGTGTGAATACGGGTATGACCAGTGCGATATTAGCAAGAAACGAGGAATGGATCAAAGGCGAGGCGCGAAGCTATGGCAACCCAAAACGAGTTGAGACTGTTCGAGATAGCCGAGATGCTGGAGAGTCGGGTGGCGAGGCTTGAGCGTTTGGTTGTGGACTTGGACAGGCGGTTAAAGGAAGGCAAGAAGCGTGGCAGACCAAAAAAGAAACAGCAAGTTGCGCCGGTTCACGAA